CCTATATATAAAAATTTACGAATACCCCACCCCCACTTGACATTTACACAGTAAACATGTATTGTCCGATTTGAAACGCACCCCCCGTCATCAACCAAAGAGACCCGTTTCCTCATATGGACCTAAAAATTACGCCCGACTTCGAGCACCCGATGCCTTCAGATACTAAGGACGAGGTACCGCGGGACTTACACGAAGCAATGCGAACTTCTGCAGAGACTGCAAAGTTACTAGACCAACTCGGCATACCGTTTGAGATGTCCAAAAAGGACGAGGCCGACGCCAGAGAACTAATTCAAGCTACCGACCGAAGTAAAATCGTGCCCGACAAAGTGTACGAAGGTGGTGTAGCAGTCAAGTTAGCTGCCTTGTTAAACGAGTACGACAAACAAATCATTGCCGACGGAGCGCAAGTCCGAACCTATGTGACCAACAAGTTGCTAGATATCTCCCATTGCGGTGACGCTAAGATAGAACTACGTGCATTGGAACTTCTCGGGAAACTATCTGATGTTGGCGCGTTCACTGAGAAATCCGAGATTACAATCAATGCTAAGACTACTATTGAACTAGAGTCTGCTATTAAAGATAAGATTAACCGTCTGCTCGGTATGAAAGAAGTACAAGGCGAAGTCATTGAGGATGAGCTAGCGGAACTAGAGCACAAGGTTGTAGCCAAAGACATTGGGCCCGAAACTGACGATGAGTAACCCAAGCCCGAATCCCGACTTACTTACAGCAGAAGAGCTACAAGCGGCGTTAGTATTGCTGCCTACCTTACCTGACTCGGAAAAACGCGATTTACTGATTAAGTTAGAGCTACACGAGAAAGCGGCGTTGGTTGAGAACGCACAGAATAACTTTATTGACTTTGTACGCCAGGTCTGGCCAGGCTTTATTGATGGAGCTCATCACAAGCGGATGGCTAAAGCGTTCGAGCGAGTGGCCCGTGGGGAGATAAAGCGGTTGATAATCAACATGCCACCCCGTCATACGAAGTCCGAATTTGCGTCATACCTGTTGCCCGCGTGGTTTCTAGGTAAGTTTCCGGGTAAGAAGGTTATCCAGACATCACACACTGCTGAACTAGCGGTGGGGTTTGGCCGTAAGGTCCGTAACTTAGTGGATTCCGAGAAGTACCACGACATATTTCCTGACGTAGCCTTGCAATCTGACTCAAAAGCGGCGGGACGTTGGGCAACTAACCACGGTGGGGACTACTTCGCTATTGGTATTGGGGGTGCAGTTACCGGTAAGGGTGCGGATATACTTATAATTGATGACCCGCACTCAGAGCAAGAGGCGGCATTAAGTGAAACTAACCCAGAAATCTACGACAAGACGTACGAGTGGTACACATCTGGTCCTCGGCAACGGCTACAACCAGGTGGGTCTATTGTAATTGTGATGACTAGGTGGTCTAAGAAGGACTTGACGGGCCAAGTTGTCAAGTCTGCGATGCAACGGAGTGGCGAAGAGTGGGAAGTTATCGAGTTTCCTGCAATTTTACCCTCTGGGAACCCACTTTGGCCTCAGTTTTGGTCATTACCTGAGTTAACAGCGCTAAAAGAGGAGCTTCCAGTAAGTAAATGGATGGCTCAGTACATGCAGCAGCCAACTTCTGAGGTTTCTGCGATTGTTAAGCGTGAATGGTGGAAGTATTGGGAGAAAGACCACCCACCTAGCTGTGAATTTGTGATTCAGTCGTGGGATACGGCGTTTCTTAAGACACAACGGGCCGACTATAGCGCGTGTACTACGTGGGGCGTGTTCTATAAGGATGACGACACGGGCAAACCACAGGCAAACATCATCTTGCTCAACTCGTTCAAGGCGCGGATGGAGTTTCCTGAATTAAAGATGCGGGCTAAGGAACAGTATGAGGAATGGGAGCCCGACAGCTTGATAGTCGAGGCCAAAGCATCTGGTTCACCACTAATTTTTGAACTTCGTGCTATGGGGATACCGGTACAGGACTTTACTCCAAGCAAGGGGAACGACAAGATATCTAGGTTAAACTCGATTGCCGACATCTTTGCGTCAGGCCGAGTATGGGTTCCGGAGACTAGATGGGCTGAGGAGTTGGTTGAGGAAGTGGCTTCGTTCCCGTCAGGCGAACACGATGACTTAGTGGACTCGATGACCGGTGCCATAATGCGGTTCCGCAAGGGCGGGTTCTTGCAATTAGATACGGACTACGAAGAAGAGTACGACTCATATAAGAGATTTAGTAAACAAAAATTCTATGCAATGTAAGGATACAAAATGAATGTAAGGCCGATGTACGAGACACAGTTTGATTTAAATAACGAAGGTAGCGCTAAGTCACGGATAGAATCCGCGTTTAAGTGCGTGTTGCATAAGTTACCTATATCCTACTCCGCCGACTGGGTGGCTACGAGGAATAACGAGATAGTTGCAGTGCTTGAGTATAAAAAACGTACCTGCGCTAGGGAAGCGTTCCCAACAACGTTTATATTTGTAGATAAGTGGATGAATGGACAACGATTATCGGATACAATGAGTGTTCCATTTTTCCTTTTAATTGAGTGGACAGATGGGTTATACTGGCATCAAGTAGGAAGTACCCCAGTTACATTTAAAGTAAGTGGAAGAACGGATCGTGGAGACCCGCAAGATATTCAGCCGGCGGTACATATACCGGTGACGGCGTTCACTAAAGTAAACTAAAGGATAAATTATGGCAGGCGATATAGACAAAGGGCTGTATTCAGCCCCACAAGGGTTAGAAGATTTGGCAGCTGCACAAGGCGAGCCCGACATTGAGATTGCAATCGAAGACCCAGAAAGCGTAGAGATTGGCATCGATGGCATGACCATTGAGATAGAACCAGGTAATGAGTATGACGATGAGTTCAACGCCAACTTAGCCGAAGAGATGAACGAAGGTGACTTAACTCAGCTATCAGGCGACTTGCTTGGTGACTACGAGACTGACGTTGATTCACGTAAAGATTGGTTAAATACCTACGTTGACGGCATTGAGCTGTTGGGTATGAAGATAGAAGACCGCACAGAGCCGTGGCCTGGTGCGTGTAGTGTGTACCATCCGATACTGTCTGAGGCGCTAGTTAAGTTCCAGGCCGAGACTATGATGGAAACGTTCCCGGCAGCGGGTCCAGTTAAGACACAGATTATTGGCAAGCAGACTCCAGATAGAGAAGAAGCAGCGGAGCGCGTACGCGACGACATGAACTACCAGCTAACCGAGGCTATGCCTGAGTATCGCCCTGAGCATGAGCGCATGTTGTGGGGCTTGGGCCTCTCAGGTAACGCGTTCAAGAAAATCTATTACGATCCATCCCTAGAGCGCCAAGTATCTATATTTGTGCCAGCAGAGGACATCGTGGTTCCTTACGGCGCATCAAGCCTACAAACAGCGCCACGTGTTACACACGTCATGCGTAAGACAGAGAACGAACTTAAGAAACTACAAGTAGCTGGGTTCTATCGTGACATTGACCTAGGTGAGCCATCACATACAATCGAGGAAGTAGAGAAGAAGATTGCGGAGAAGATGGGCTTCAACGCTACAATGGACGACCGCTACAAGCTGTTGGAAATGCACGTTGACATTGACCTACCAGGCTATGAAGACTTAGACGATGATGATGAGCCTACTGGCATAGCGTTGCCATACGTGGTTACATTAGAGCGCAGCACCGGTGACATACTGGCTATTCGCCGTAACTGGAACCCAGACGACAAGACTAAACAGAAACGTCAGCACTTCGTACACTACAGCTACATTCCAGGCTTCGGCTTCTATGCGTTCGGTTTGATTCACTTAATCGGTGCGTCAGCTAAATCAGGTACTATGTTGCTCCGTCAGTTGGTGGATGCAGGTACATTGTCTAACCTACCGGGTGGCTTTAAAACACGCGGCCTACGTATTAAAGGTGACGACACACCAATCGCTCCAGCAGAGTTCCGTGACGTAGACGTACCATCAGGTGCCATACGTGACAACATCATGCCGTTGCCATACAAAGAGCCATCACAGGTTCTAGCTGGTTTGATGGACAAGATTATCAACGACGCTAAAGCGTTTGCTAATGCTGCTGATATGCAGGTATCAGACATGTCAGCTAACTCTCCAGTTGGCACGACTCTTGCTATTCTCGAGCGTACATTAAAAGTGATGTCAGCTGTACAAGCTCGCGTTCATTACTCAATGAAACAAGAGTTCAAGTTAATTGCAGGCATTATTCGTGATTACACACCTGAAGACTACTCATATGAGCCAGTAGAAGGCAGTGCACGTGCTAAACAATCTGATTACGACTGCTGTGAAGTTATTCCTGTATCCGACCCTAATGCGGCAACAATGTCTCAAAAGGTTGTGCAATACCAAGCAGTTATGCAGATGGCACAGGGCAATCCAGAAATATACGACCTAGTTGAGTTAAATAAACAGATGCTAGAGATATTGGGTGTTAAGAACATTGGTAAGTTAATCCCAGCAGCCGATGACGAGAACCCAAGAGACCCAGTGTCTGAAAACATGAACTTAATCAATGGTAAACCAGCGAAAGCATTCATGCATCAAGACCACGAAGCTCATGTACAAGTACATATGGCTGCTATGCAAGACCCAAAAATAGCTGAAATGATTGGTCAAAGCCCTAAAGCTCAAGCCGTTCAAGCAGCATTTGCGGCCCATATTACAGAGCATATTGCGTTTGCGTACCGTAAAGGCATTGAAGAGCAGTTGGGTACTAACTTACCGTCGCCAGATGAGAAACTAGATGAGCAAGTAGAAGTTCAGTTATCTCGCCTAGTAGCTCAAGCTGCACAACAATTGCTACAGAAAAATACAGCCGAGCAACAACAGCAACAAGCTCAACAACAAGCCCAAGACCCAATGATTCAGATGCAGCAAAAAGAACTAGAACTTAAAGCTCAAGAAATCCAGATTAAAGCTCAAAAAGCTCAAGCGGATATCGAGGTAGACAAAGCTAAGATTCAAGTTGATATCATGCGTATACAATCTGAAGAGCGTAAAACCGGTGCTCAGATTGGTGTTAAGTCAGCGGCTGAGAAAGCTAAGATGGAACAAGAAGCGACCAAGTTCCAACATCAACAACATGCTGAAGGCGTACGTATGGGATTAGATGCGGCTAAAACACAATCACAGCAATCTATGCAACGCGAACAAGCAGCTAAGCAGCATAACTTAAGCATTAATCAACTTATGAAACAAAGCGCAAAAAAACCTAAAGAGGAGTAAACATGAATGAATCGCTAGAGTATTTGATGTCACAAGTCGAAGAACGGCGCAAAGCAATTATCGAATCACTTGGTGACGGTGCTGCCAAGGATTTCGGTGCCTATCAACACGCTGCAGGTATGGTTCGGGGTCTACTTACCGCGCAGTCTTTAATCGCAGACCTTGCAAAAAATATGGAGAAATACGATGAGTAAACTGGACCTGAGTCAAGCAATTGACTTAACAGGTATTGCGGCGGAAGCACCTACGCCAGAACCAAAGGCATCACAACTGCCTGTACCAAAAGGCTATCGAATCTTATGTGCTGTACCCGATGCAGACGATAAATATGAAAGTGGTATTGTCAAAGCATCTGATACTAAACGTATTGAGGAGAATGGCACTGTAGTATTGTTCGTGCTAAAAATGGGCGACCTTTGTTACAAAGAAGAAGCGAAGTTCCCTACAGGTGCGTGGTGTAAAGAAGGCGACTTTGTCCTTACCCGTGCATACGCAGGTACTCGTTTTAAAATCCACGGAAGAGAATTCCGCATAATCAACGATGATACTGTCGAGGGTGTAGTAGATGACCCACGCGGTTATACTCGCGCATAGGAGAAATATATGGCTAAACAAGACTTTGACGAAGAATTTGAATTTCCTGATGAAAAGGAAGTTTCTGCAGTTAACACTAAAGAAGAAGTACAAATTACCTTAGAGGACGATAATACTGAAGTAGAAATCGATATTATTGACGATACCCCTCCGCAAGACCGTGACCGTAAGCCGCTTCCAAAAGAAATAGTTGAGGAGCTAGAAAAAGACGACTTAACCGACTATTCAGACCGTGTAAAAGAACGGATGGCGCAGTTACGTAAGGTATATCACGATGAGCGCCGAGATAAAGAAGCCGCTGCACGTGAGCGCGAAGAAGCAATTCGCTATGCTCAATCCATCCAAGAAGAAAACAAAAGGTTAAAATCAAATCTAACTTCTGGTGAGCAATCACTAATACAGACGTATAAAACAGCTGCTGAACAAGAAATGAGCATAGCTAAACGGGATTACCGTGAAGCATATGATGCAGGTGATACTGACAAGATTATAGAAGCGCAACAACGTATGAATGAGGC